ATTAAAAAAAATGCAATAGCACTTATTGATGAGTCAGCTATCGAAACGCCTTTTGATTTAGATGCCGAAGATGCAGAGCCAACAGGAGGAGAGATACCAGAGTGGACATCTCTTCCAGCCAACAAGCCTATTAAGTTTTCTCAAATTGGTGCTTATGTTATTTCCGTAACATTGGACGATGAGGTTCTCGACGGCGATACTACTGACGACGGGCAGTATTTGATGGATCCTCAAATGAAATCAGTTGAATCCTATAAATGGTATTTAGAGCAAGGGTTTGATAAGGGAATCACAAAAATACTTAAGTTCAACAAAAAAAGACATGATATAGAATATATTACAGAACAGTTAATTGAAAGTGATTATTGGGACAGACCTGCAAAAGCAACAGAAGTATATCTCCCCACAAGGCAAGGGGCAAAGATAAAAGTCTTTGTCAAAATACCAATTCGAACTATAGCAATGCTGGAAGATGAAGAAAAACCAGACTGGGAATATACAACAGAATACGATATTTCTTCATTTAAAGAAAAGATAAAAAAAGTATCTGATAAAATATCTTCAATGAAGTCCGACATAGAAAAATATGATGGTAAAGTTTTAGAATTTTCTCCTGAGAAAGAGAAAAATAAGTTTGAAAAAATTCCAGAAGATTTACAGTTTTTGGCAGATAAAAATAGCCGTTTTCTTTTTATGAAAAAGAATGGTAAAATTAAAGAAGGAAAGTTTAAAATATACTGGGATGCCAATATGAAGCCAGTGATATTTGAACTTCATCTTAAAAGTGAATCAGATTTTAGTGTTTTAAAGGATAGCTTTGGAGAATTTACGGAAAGAATTAGTTGTGCCTCTAAGAGAACTCAGTGGATGTTATTGTCTCTTGATAATATTATAGAAGATATTGATATACCTTGGGAAGACTTCTTATATGACTGGGTTAGATTTAAAGAAGTTAAGATTGTACCTAATACCAAGGAAGATAAAGTTGATGCGGCAGAAGGATCGCTTGTAAAAACAAAAGAAGAACTTGAGAGAGAAGACAGGCTTTACAATGATGTAAACAAAAAGATAGAAGAAAAGAAAAAAAGAGAAAAGCAAAGTAATTCCGTTGGTTCTCCAAATATAAATAATTCCAAATTTATGGAAAAGAAAAGTTTGTTAAATGATGGGGTAGACTCTTTATATGATAATTTCTTAAATAATGTTGACTTTAGAAAAATGACATTTCAGGCTTTATCTTGTGCTTTGCAAGAGTTACCGTTTGATGCGTTTAATAGAATTCAAAATGATTACAAGGTGTTGAAAAAAGAAAGTGACAGACTTAAAAAAGAAAAGAAAGAAGGGAAACTTTTAGATTTTTTGTATCCAGACGAGCTACCAACAGACGATATATCTGAGGCGTTTTTCAAAACCCTGGGATCTACGCTCGGCACAATGGTTTCAACAACATTATCTTCAATGATTAATAGTGTTTTCAGTTCTTTATTTCAAGCGTGCAATGAAAAAGCAGAGGTTACCCCTCCTTTTCCAGAACCACTACAAATAGGAGATTCGCTAAAGGATTTGGCTGCACTCGCCGAAGAGTTATTTGGAGCAGGAGTCATAGATTCGGATACTATTGCCAATTTAATGAATGACTTAGCAAACCTCTTATCACCTAGTGAATTATGTAACTTACTTAGAGGAACGCCAGATAGAGAAACACTGGACATAATCCAGAATCTCTTAGATACTTCATATTGTGAACTCGGGCTCGACACTGATGAAGAGATAATAAATTTCTTTTTAACAATTTCACAGGGAATGGATTTGAGCATTTGCGATGAGATAGAAGAGATTATCGACAGTTTACCAGATGATTTTCTCTGTCCACCCAGTTCTTTAGTAAGAGAGAGACTGTTAGCTGATAAAAATATGACTCCAGAACAAATTCAAGATCAGTTGGACAGAGAACGTGAAAGGAGTAAAAAATTAGCAGAACAGTTCTTAAAAGATTTAAGAGACAGTGAGATAGTTCCAAACTTATTTTGTTCAAAGGACGAACTTGGAAATACGATTCCTGGGGAAATATCTTTTATGGACGAACAGTTTGAATATACATTGGAAACAACCTTGGGCAGTTTGTTTAAAAATATATATGATTCATTTACGATGGAAGGGCAGCTTTATATTCAAAACTTAATCGTGGAACAGGAAGAACCAGTCATTATAAATGAAGTAGAAACTCTAGTTGCAAAAAGAAAAGTAATTCCTCACTTGACTAAATTTTATGAAAGTGGTGAAATTAAAGATGGAAGCAGCGAAAAGCAGTTCGCAATTGAAATTCCAACTATACTTTCTTCAGAGATAGAAAATGTTAACTTGTTTCTCGAAGAAGAATTTACTATGCCAAAATACAATACCCAAACCAGTGAGACTTTAGAAAAGATAGTTTTCTCAGAATCTGTTGGTATGTTGCCAACATCTACTCCAAACCCAGAGCCACAGCCTCAACCTCCAGAAGAGCCTGTACAGACAGGAAACGTGAATGTAAAGGAGAATGGGTGTATAGATAATGTAAGTTCTCCTATTAGAACTTTTACACAAGATTTAGAACGAGACATTAGTATATCAGACTTTGATGTACCCGAAACAGTTACTATGCAAAATTCTCCTTTGAATATATTCTCTGATATGGAGGAGCAAAGAGGAAAAATAGATTATTCAATAAAACTGAATAGAGCTACATATTCTCAATCAGAAGAACTTCCACAAAATATTATTGAATTTTTTAATACCAATATGGGAAGTGAAGAGTCTATAGATTCAGTTTCACTGCTTCAGGCTGTATTAAATTATTCTATAAAAAATAATGAGTCTCTTAGTTCCAGCCAGAAAGAAAATGAAAAGAATTTAGTTTCAATAAACATTGAAGTAATTTATAAGTCGATTAGAGATAGCATTTTAGAGTATTTAACTGGATTACTTGCTGATTCTAAATACTTGCAACTCAACTCTTCAGCAGAAACACCCGATGGCTCGGTAGTATCGGAGAGGTATATCTTAGAATATATTAATTTAGGTCCAGCTCCAACACCAGCTTGCGACCCTCATCTTTTAAAAATTAAACAGTTGATAGAAGATTTAAAAAATAATCTTCAAGGAGAGATGTGTTTAGATTTTAATTCTTTGGATTCCTCGGCAGAACCCAAGCTCACGCCCTTGGAAGAAGGAATGATGAAGGCTTGCATTAGGGCGATAGTTAGACACTACACTATAGAGACTTGCGCCAAAAGTATTTTGACTACTACAAGATTTCAAGTAAGTAATCAACCTATTGATAATATTAAGGCACGGTATATTTGCGATAAGATTAAGGAAAGTATGAATGAATATTCATCTGACAGAGAAGGAACAGCAGGTGATTGTGACAAGCCAACAACTTTTACTGGTGAGATGCCGTCTTACTATGAAGATTTTTTGGAACAGATAAAGCAGGTGATGGATGGAAAAAGTATTATAGATATTGTAAGAGAAGAATACGGCAGTATTTCAGAAGGCTTCCATAAAGCATTATTGATTAATCCTACAAGAATCTCATTGAAGAGTTATATTTCAAGTTTTCCTGAAATCGTCGAAGATGTTGGTACTTTTATCACAGGTAAGCATGTATCATTCAGTGACTCTTCCTTGAATAGCAAGATAGCTGAATTACCACACTTTGTCAAATACAATGGGCACTTTTGTATTATGATAGATTCTTATCCAGTACAAAAGTATAAAAGAAAATTTTCAAATAATGTATCCAAATACATAGTACCTGTTGCAAAAGTGAATTCTTTTGATTCTGCTCTTGATTTTATGCATATTCAAAAAGCTTTGTTTAACTATTGTTTTCCAATTGAGAAATATATATCACTTTTATCTATTCACGAGATGGAGACATTATCTAAAATGACTTCTGTGCAAAACGCTTTCGGAGAAACTAGAGATAATCTCTTTTCTCTTTTTTATGCGATTCTTCCAGAACGTAACGATTGGAGAAAACAAGATAAATCAATCTCTTCAATTGGTGGCACAAGTGGCTATACCAAAATGTTTGATTTCAATAATAATGTTTATGATACTCCTTGTACGGACTTTTCATTTAATCTTGGAAATTCGGAAGTTTGCTGGGGCAACTCGTTTAAAGGCTTGAGTATGGCAACGGCTTTGAGGCTTGCTAGAGATGCAGCTTTGAAAGAATTTAAAAAATATGTTGAACGAAATGACCCTGCTGTTAAATTAGCAAAGAGATTATCATTTCTTTCAAAATTAGCTTGCGTAAATATACCAACATCAGCAATAGCAGGAGTTTTGAATAATACAAATCCAATCTTGTTTCCTCCTACGCCCATCGCAGCAGCATATCACGCCCTCGGACTTGGTGTATTTTTGCCAAGTTCGATGTTAAACTCTGATTCCGAAGAGGGTGCAAAGGCAAGAAAAGAAATCACAGATGCACAGCTTGCTTTGCCTGATTATTGTGGCACACGTCTTGATGATTCTGGGCTTCAAACAGATGCCCTCCAACAATCTTCGCCTTCACCTGAAGCTTCACCTGAAGATATACAGTCTCAAATAATTTCAATTTCATTAGAAATAGCCGAAGTAAAAGAGACTATTGATAGTAAAATAAACAACAACAGTATGGTTCATTATTACGCCCATCATCTTGGAGACATACATATCGCAGGGCTGCGTCAACTTTGGGTACAAGAAGAAATAATTCCTGCTGAAAGTAATCTCAACCCCCAATATCGTGAAGAAATTGCTACACTCGGTTTTAGGTTTGAAGAATTGAAACAGGAATTAGAGAGACTGACATCTTTGTAAAATAAAATACTTTTACCCTATTTAATGTGAGGAAAAAATAATGTCTAAAGGTTTATCTCCAAAACTCCCACTCGCCAAAGATCCCGTTGATGGTTATGCTCTCAACAAAGATTATGTTGAACTTGTAAAGCAGAATTTAAAAATGATATTATTGACTGCACCTGGGGAAAGGATAATGGAACCAGATTTTGGAGTGGGCTTGAGGAATTACTTATTCAGAAACGATACAGTTTCTACTAGAAATGATATAAACACCAGAATAACAAATCAGGTGAATACTTATATGCCTTTCGTTAAGATATTAGAGATAGATTTTAATTCATTGGATAACCAAATAAATACAAGTGCAAGTGAGCTTAAAATAAGCATGAAATATCAAATCATCCCTTTGAATATTTTTGCTTCTCTCGAAATAGAGGTTGGAACTAATTAGGTATAACGGAGATTCGATTTAATGAGTAAGAAGCGAGCAATATCAATAAAATATACAAGTCGTGAATTTGATTCTATCAAGGCAGACTTAATTGAATATGTTAAGAGGTATTATCCAAACACATATAGAGATTTCAACGAAGCGTCATTTGGCTCGCTAGTTATAGATACTGTAGCGTATGTTGGGGATATTCTCTCATTTTATATAGACTATCAGGCAAACGAAACATTTTTAGAAACTGCAACTGAGTATGAAAATATCCTCAGACTAGGAAGACAGCTTGGGTATAAGTTTGGAGGCGCAGCATCTTCCTATGGTTCTGTAGCTCTTTACGTAATGATTCCTTCACTATCTACTGGAATAGGACCTGACATGACTTACGTTCCTATCCTCAAAGAAGGGACTACTTTTACTTCTACGACAGGAGCTTCATTCCTTTTGACATCAGATGTTCAATTTTCAGATGTCGGCTCTTCTGTGAGAGTTGCCAGGGTGGACTCCGTAACGGGAAATCCTACTCATTATGTCATAAAGACTTATGGAAATGTGATGTCTGGTGAATACAAGGAAGAGTCTGTAGAAATTGGCTCTTATAAGAAATTTAACAAAATAACACTAGATGCTTTGGATATAACAGATGTTGTTTCGGTTGTTGATGCCGAAGGAAACGAATATTATGAAGTTGATTATCTAAGTCAAAATGTTGTTTACAAAGGCATTACAAACCGAAGCAAGACAATGGGGAATAATGCTACATACGTCAACGGCGATCAGGCTGCGGAGATATTAAAACCAGTCGTTGTTCCGAGAAGATTTATAACAAATAGAAATAGAAGGACTACAGAAATTATTTTTGGAGCTAGTTCAGATTCTGAAATACCAGAAGATTTAATATCAGAACCTCAGACTACAATTTTAGATGTTCATGGAAAAAATTTCATAAACGATTTATCATTCGATCCTACAAAGTTAATTAGAAGTGACAAATTTGGTGTATCACCTTCGAATACTACTTTGACTGTAACATATAGAGTTAACACCATTCAGAATGTAAATCTTAGAGTAGGACAGTTGAATGGTTTGACAGAAAAAAATCTTGAATTTGAAGATACCTCGGTTCTTGACGAAGTTTTACTTCAAGAAGTTATTGATTCCATAGAGGTTGACAACGAACAACCAATTCTGGGAGATGTAGATATACCAGATACAGATGAACTGAGACACAGAATTAGAGATACGTTCGCTACACAAAACAGAGCAGTGACTCAGCAAGATTATGAATCATTTGTATACCAGATGCCAACCAAATTTGGTGCAGTCAAGAGATGCAGAATGTGCCGTGACGATGACTCTTTGAAGAGAAATTTAAACTTGTATTTAGTATCAGAAGATATATCAGGTAAGCTGGTTGAAACTAACAAGATTGTTAAAGACAATGTTAGGACATGGCTCCAGAGAAGTAAAATGATTAATGACACTATAGACATTATGGATGCTCGTGTACTAAATTTAAGAATAGATTTTGTTGCAGTCGGTTCACTAGAGAGGACAAAAATCGAAGTTCTTACAGCGGCATACGAAAAATTACAGAAAAGATTTAGTAGGTTACCTGATATTGGCGAACCATTTTTTATCACCGATGTATATAAGGAACTGAGAAACGTCGAAGGAATCATGGACGTGACGGATGTTAACATATCAGTTTTATATGGAACGAGCGATAATGTGAGTTATTCAGATGTTTCATTTAATCTTAGTAAAGCCACGTCAGTAGATGGTAGATACATCGAAATGCCTAAGAACGTAATATATGAAATTCGTTATCCAGAGGATGACATCAGGGGAGTGATTGTATAATGTCTGTAAAAAAGTTTTATGCTACTGCTGATACAACTATCACAAATGCTTACAAAGAAAATATAAAACAACGTGGCACTGGTGCAAACATGGGTTTGGCAGATTCATTAGAAATATTCTTTATATATGGACAAACTGCAAACCAAAATGCAACAGAGCAGGAAAAACTAGAAGAATCGAGAATCCTTCTTAAGTTTGACACAGACGAAATAAAGTCGTACTACGAACAGTCTTTCCCGTCAGGAGTAAAATTTGTATTAAAATTAACAAATGCAGTCCACCCGTTTACACTTGCTAGAAACTATGGAATTAAAGTTTACGCATTGGCAGAGGATTTTGTCGAAGGAAATGGTGTTGATATGGATTCTTACTCAGATGTAGGTGTTTCAAACTGGACTGAGAGAAAGGTGTCAACTTCTTGGACTTCCCCAGGCGGCTTGACTGGCACAGAAACGCTTCTTGGTACTCAGAATATTGACACAGGTGAGGAAGACTTAGAGATAGACATAACATCTTACATTCAAAGTCTGTTCGTTGATGGTACGACTGATAATGGTTTTGCGGTTATCATGGATGAAAATATCACCAGCGGAGCCCAGACACAAAATTTTTACACAAAGAAATTTTTTGCACGCTCATCTCAATACTTTTTTAAGCGTCCTGCGATTGAAGCAAGAGATTCGAGAACAAATAGTGATGATAGAGCAAGGCTGTTTAAGTCATCTCCTCTTGTATCTGACAACGTACAAAAATTGTATCTTTATAATTCTTCTAAAGGTGTCAGAGCAGATATTACAGGCGTCGTCGCACTGGAATTGTTTGAGGATGAATCAATGACAACTCCCATACAAGCAGGTGTTGTAGTTCAAAAAACTTCTACAGGTGTCTATGAGGCGTCACTGACTATCCCCTCTTCTGTTCAGGTTACAACGATATATGAAAAATGGACTACTACATTCGGAAATCCTTTGGAAACAATCACAATAAAAGAAGGTAAGGTTAAAGTTTCTGAAAGAACTCCAGAATCAGATGCAGGAATTACGGAATACGTCACAGACATCACTAATCTAAAAACCTCTTACACAAGGCAGGAAACCGCAAAGTTCAGGATTTACACTCGACAAAAAGATTGGAATCCAACTATTTATACGGTAGCAAGCAAAGAAATTGAAAACCTTGTTGTCGAGAAAATGTACTACAAGATTGTTCGACTTGTAGACGAAGAAACAGTTCTCGATTATGGTATAGGAACAGAAGGTACCAACAATGAACATACGCTAGTTTCTTACGACGCTTTGGGTAGCTATTTTGACTTTGACATGTCTCTTTTAGAAAAGGGTTACATGTATGGAATCAAGATGATGTTCTCAATCAACGGAGAGTTGAGAGAACAAAAAGAGATTTTTAAGTTTAGGGTTGACTAATAAATGAGTACAAAAGATTTATTTAATAAAAGTAACAAGGTTCTTACAAAAAGTCAAGAACAAAAAATTAAAAAAGACTTAGAATCTCCAGAGCTTGCAAAAGACGTTGTTAAATCAAACAACAAATTTCACTCACATATTGATTTTTCAAATCCAGAGAATTTTTCGTTCTATGGCTCGGCGCAAAAATACTACGAGGACTCATTTAATAGAATTTATCAAACTTATCCTTATGATGGTTCAAAGTCTGAAAAAGAAAAATGGTTCTATGACTCATCAGAGCTTGATTTATGGATTCTTGACAATGCGTATCCAAAATTTACAGGATATGTTAATCTAAACCCTAATCAAACTATCTTAGTAAAAGGCGGACCGAACAATCAGCCTGGAATCGAACCTGGCGATAGGGAAGAATTATCGAAACAATTTCCAGTCAAGCAAGGTAATTCTAATATATGGGATACCTCTATTTATAGAAATTCTAATCTTTATCTTGATGCCTCTCTTGGAAACACGGTAGAATTCTGGGTAAAGGCATCAGAAGACATGGAAACAACAGTCTTCAGTATATCGAACAATGATGGCACACCAAACGGTAATTCAGCCGAATTTAGTTTTACTTGCTCCACTGATTCTGGTGAGATGTTTATAGTTTATAAGGATGATGCAGGGACAGGATTATTAAATGCCCCTATTACAATTCCTGGGATTATTTCTTCTTCTTGGAACCATTTAGCTATATCGCTTATCAACGTTGGCAACGACGTTCAATTGGAATTATATAAAAATGGAGAAAGGGTTCATAAATCAATAGTTGCTGATTCTAAGCTGGGGGTAATATCTCAAGAGCACTTATCGCTAACTATTGGTTCTAGTGATGCTGGTATCTTATCTTTAGATGAATTTCGATTTTGGAAGAGAAGAAGAACAGAAGAAGAGATCGGGCGATATTGGCACACTCAGATTCATGGGGGAACCAACACAGACGAAAAGAAATATACTTTAGACAATAGAAAAGTCGATATTGGTATTTATTATAAATTCAACGAGGGTATCACAGGGGATGAAGATATTGATTCAATTGTACTCGATTGCTCGGGAAGAATATCAAACGCACAGATTATAAACTATAATTCTTCAGTAAGAAGCACTGCTTCTGCATTTGATGAATCGGGCTATTTTGAAGTAAAAGAAGACGAGGATCCTGTAATTTATTCCTCACACCCTGATTTTATTTCTGTAAAAGAAACGTATATGAGAGAAGGCTTGAATTATGACTATACAAATAATTCAAGCATTTATCACACCATGCCCTCTTGGATTATCGAGGAGGACGAGGAAAGGGGCGAGAATGTAAAAGAACTTTCACAAGTTATTTCCAGTTACTTTGATTCAGCACAGATAAAAATAAAAGAACTTGTAAATCTCAAAGACGTTGATTATCACACATTAGAGGAGCGAACAAACAAGCCTTATTCCCTTATTAGAAGAACATTAGAATCAGCAGGCATGGTTGTTCCTGACTTATTTACAGAAGCAAGTGCTTTTGAGGAAATCCTTTCACGAGGCGAGCAAGAGAAATTTGAAGAAAAACTCCAAGACGTAAAGAACACCATTTACCAAAACATCTACAACAACCTTTCTTACATCTACAAGTCAAAAGGCACAGAGAAAGCGTTTAGAAATCTTATTCGTTGCTTTGGCATCGACGACGAGCTTGTAAAGATTAATTTATATTCTGATGGTGCAGATTACACCTTAGAAGATTCCAGAAGAACTACTGCAATTAAAAAGAAGTTTATTGATTTTAACAATGCTGATAGAGAATCAGGTGTTGTATATTCTAATCAGGATAATAACAATTTAAATTCTGTATCTTATTTGAAGGGTGTTGAGCAAGGTAGAGATACGAATCTGTCATTTACTTTTGAGACAGAAGTCATATTTCCAAAAAGAATTTCACCAGATAATCCAAATTATCAGCCACCACTTAATTCAGAAGAATATATTGCTTTTGTTGGTGAATATGATGTGGAAAAAGAATCAACAAATGAGCAATATGCAAAAGACAACAATAAGTTGTTTGATATAAGAGCGGTAAAAGAAAATGACGAACCGACTTCTGAGAATGTAAGGTTTGTATTAGAATTCGGCGGGCAGGAGCTTTCAACAAAGATATTTAAATCTGTATATGACAATTCAAAGTGGAATATTGCAGTCAGACTTGTTTCTAAGAGAAGTCTTCATATTGATGTTGAAGGGGATGATGATATTGGGTATGATGTAGAATTATATTGTGTCAGTATGCTCGCAGATTCTATAGAAGACGAGGATATTAAGTCATTCAGTATAACAAGGGCAGAGGCAAAGGAACTTCTTGCAAAAGATAAGTTTGTATCAATAGGTGCCTTACACACGAATGGAAATCCAGAAGTAGGCACATCAGAAAAAGATACTAGGCTCAAAATTTCTTCTACCTTGTTTTGGTATGATAATGTCACCAATGAAGAAATTCAAGCTCATGGTTCCGATGCATCTAACTTCGGTAGGTTACACCCAAATGATTATATCCTGACAGGAAGTAACCCTTCAGCAAGAGTCCTAAAGAGAGACACCTTAGCATTGCATTGGGATTTTTCGGAAGTTGCTACAACTAATTCAAGTGGAGAATTTGTTGTAGATGATTTGTCGGGTAGTTTATCTAGAGTTTCTAAAGATATAAACGAGAATTCGATATCTTTCGACGGTGCAGGTGATTTTGTCGAAGTAGGAGATCATGAAGTCTTTAGTTTTGCCACAGAAGATGCGACAGAAGATAAACCATTCTCTGTGTCTGCCTGGGTATTTCGTTCAGGGGCACAAGGTGTATTCCTTGCTAAGAATTCAGGAAACAACAATCCTTCTGATTGGTTTTTCGGACACACTAATGGAGAAATTCAAGTAAGAATTTACGATGGCACGGGCAGCAATGGTAGAAGCCTTAGCATGGATTCTCAAGCAGGTGCGTTACCTCTTAATGAGTGGCACTTAGTTACATTTACCTATGATGGTTCACAAACTACTGGTGGTATCAATATCTACTTAGATAATTCTTTATTACCATCTACTCCGACTGAACCTGCACAGTATACAGGAAGAATTGATACAGGTTCTCCTTTACGTATAGGCGCTAATGCAGCAAATGGTGTTGGTAATGAATTTGAGAGTAACATCGCAGATTGTTACGTTTTCGACAAAGAGATTACTTTGGAAGAGGTAGCCGAATTATACAACGATGCAGAAGTTAAAGATTTGCAAAACTTTTCTGCTTATGATAATACAATCTCTTGGTGGAGAATGGGTGATGCCCTTGATACAGAATCAGCCAATGGCATTAGAGATTATGTAGGCGGCTTTCACGGGACTTTGACTGGCGAGGCATCAATTGTATCTTCACCAGACTTAGCATCAGAGGTTGTAACTACATTTGATAGATACGGATGGTTTGCATCCCTTATCGGCTATGAAATTACTGGACGAGGAAAATGGTTCCTTGAAGACGATAAGCAAGTCGTTAATAGAGAATTTATTTACTCTGCGAAACACAGGGCACCAGAAGTTATTAATTCAGAGGACTTGGTTGAAATCCGAACGCAAGATGATTTGACTTTCACTAAGGACGCACAAATTATAACACACTTCTTTGCAGCAGAAAAGAGCATGTATCAGGTTATCTCAGACGACATGATTAATCTTTTTGCAACAATTGTAGAATTTAATAATTTAATCGGACAACCAGTAAACAGATATAGAATACAATATAAGGCTTTAGAAAAGTTTAGAGCCAGATATTTTGAAAAAGTTAAGAATGTTCCAAGTCTAGAAAAGTATGTTGAACTTTACAAGTGGATTGACTCTTCCATTGGACTAATGTTGCGAGAACTCATTCCAGTGTCAAGTAATTTTTCTGCTGACTTAAGAAACATGATTGAGTCTCACGTACTAGAGAGAAATAAGTACTGGACAAAGTTCCCAACAATGGAGATGAGCGCCGAACCACCTTTGGGTATCGTCAAGAGCATCAATGAGCTTACTTATAATTGGAAACATGGACATGCACCAATTGGGACAGAAACTATTGAAAAAGAAAAGGTTCTTTGGGGAGATGAGAGAGTTGGCGGGACTGAATCTCTTGTTTCAACAGGCAATGATGATATAGATAAAAACAGAGAAATATTAAGAAGAGTTTCCACTAGAACTACAGAAGGAAACTCTAAGGTTGTGGAACGTGGAGGTAAGTTTGTTGAAGAGGATAAGCCAGTATTGCGAACCTCGCCTTCGTCAACAGGAGATACTGGAGAGGTTTATTCTGGACAGGCTTATGTCACTCGTGCCCTTGCCAAGCCTTATAAACTGAACTTAGACATTGCTCCAACAATTCACGGCGGTACAAACTATTCTCCAACAACGAAAGATCCTAACAGTTTCGTTCGGGCTTCGACAAAATTTTCTCAACAGTCTGGTATCGAGGTTACTTTCGGAACAAACCCAGTTATATATAGAGGTTTTTCTCACGATGAACAGTCAGTTAAAAGAACGATTAACATCGTGATTGAGGATGAGTTGGTTAACTTGTTTGCAGACGGAGATTTAATTTATCCTTTCTACGAGACTGTCGCAGACCCAACACCAGAAATTACAAATCACCATAATGACTCTTATGGCGATGATTCAGAAATTCCAGTTCAAGGTACATTTACAGAGACATGGGTTGGTGGTAATCAACATCGACATATTCACTACGGAGTACAATCAGATAGACCCGAACTATTCATAGATGAAAATGGGACACTCGTTCATCCTTTTAGCGCAACCCCTTCTCAGCCTGCCGCAAGATATACTAGGGACGAACTTGCTAAGAGACCGATAAACATAAGGAACATAAAGACGGGCGAGTCTAAGGTTCTAGGTAACTATGCAAGAGATTATGAGGTAGTGCAAACATCCAGTAGAACAAAGAATAACAGATGGTTTGTCAAGAATGAGGGTGTGATTTCGGATAGCTTCACTTCTTCTCCTTTTGTGGAAGGGTTAACAGATTTTGAACTCCCTGATAGAACGACTGACTCTAGAGGAGAAGTTTTTGGTAAATCAAAACATGTATTTGTGGAGCGATTCTCGGCTCCAGGCGATTCTTTGACTCTTTCTAGAGGACATTTGGATAGAATAGCAGAAGAATTTAGTGTCTATAACTCTATGAATTATAGAAATTTTGAAAACAGAATGAATCAGAGGGACAATTTAACGGCACATACAAGCTACTATAATGGCTCTTTGGGTTACGTTCATGACACAAACGGGTTAGCAAATATTCACAAGGTTAACAGGAATACTGCTCATGATGCCAACGGAAAGAATTATGACAATGCTTATGTGAAACATCAAATCCCAAGAAGCGATTTTCAGTACAATACAGAGATGCTATCAGAGCTTAGATATTATCGTGGCGTAGATGCCGACGGCAATGAAATTAAAGTCGGCGTAGAGGATAGAGAACAATTTATCGCCTTCGAACAAGGAACTACCTCACAAACATTTTCAACTAAAGACAAAGTAGCTCAAGTTTCTGGTTCACTTGAAAACCCAGTTACGCCAGGAATGGGGTTTAACTATAAGGTAATTAACTTTGGAGACAAAATCCATTCAAAGACTTGGGTGTGGTTTGGTGTAGAAGAAGGCGATGGCAATCTTTTAGGTGAACACTTTTACTTTCAATATAAAGTAGGAGATGAGAGGTGGATAGCGCACGAAACCTTTGAGCACAATATTGGTTACTCATTCGAAAACGCAAACAATGGATATTACGCTCTTCTGGACTACGGACAAAGTATTCACAATCCTTTACAGTTGAGGTGGGTTGCAAAGGTTAGACAACAGACAGATGATGGAACTAATCATGACGACTCTACAGGACACTGGGAAATTAAGGATGTATTTGTCAATCCGACAAGCATTAGAAAATATTTAACAAAAGATTCTGTTGAAACAGTCAAGGGCTCTGGGGATTATGCGGATTACCAGGGGGCAGGATATAGGTTCATTAGAAATTCTGAAAACACGCAGGTTATTGAAAACAGAAAAAATAATATTTATTCTCAATTGAGTAGAGATGTTTCTGCTGCTGATAGAGTTTTGACTTATGTAGAGCCAGCAGTAGTGTGGAACAAGCCTAATACTCATTACATCTTGAATGAAAGATATGACAACCTTGTTAGAGCAGGGACTGAGGCACCAAGCGAAGCGGAATCAGAAGTTAGGTTGAGAGCAAGAAGACAGAACATCAGAAAGAACTCTAACCCAATATCCTATTCTTATTCTAATAATTTAGAAGTATTTTCAAACTCTGATTTGACAAGAGCTTTGGATATGAATAGGTTTCCTGCAACGCAATTTGCCGATGCTCTTATGGCGATGTTTAAGAGGGCAGATTTGCTCTTCTCAAGATCTATTGCTAGAGAAGTTATTTTTCCAAAGCACAAAAACGTTGGATTAAAGAAGACAAGAACAAGAGGTTATTTTGACAGTTATAAGTTCTTTTGGAAAGATAAGATGTTTGATAGAATTAAGTGTTCAAACACAACAAAACTTGGTTATGAGATGACACCAGAATTCCAGAAACTCTTTAACCAAAAGTATTCTGTTGATGTGATGGATAATTTTCATTATAACCAAAAGATTGATGCTGGACATGCAACTTTCACTGCCGCTGGCAACAATACATTTATTGAAATACCAGATAATCCCAGTCTCTCCAATCCAGACGGTTTTTCTATTTCAATGTGGTTTAATCCTTCGCATGTTCCAAACGGAACCACTATGTTATATAAAGTGAGTGAGTATTATATAAACGCCACTGCTAACGGATTTACAGTACATCTTAGGAACAATTCTCCAGCTACTAATAATATTGAATTAGATTACGCCTATACGCATACTCTTGATTCATGGCAGAATTTGGTACTTTCGTATGACGGAGGGTTAAATCAGGATGCTGTATCCTTTTATGTAGATGGTGTGTTGCTTACAACAAACGATACAGATGCCATTACTTCAGAAATGGATGATATGCCAACAAATCTTTATATCGGTTCAGGTAACAACGGGCAGTTTGGCTATAAAGGTAGTTTAAGAGATGTGGTTCTTTTCAACAGAGCGTTGACAAATGAAGAAGTTACTGAAATTAAAAATTTAGAAAGTAGTTTGACTCTAATGTTATCATTTAGTTCTGACATCATCTCTTATTGGAAATTACATGAAGACGCAATGGACTATTTTGGCAACAATCACGGATCAGTCAATAATGTCACATTTACATCATCTACCTTTACAGAATCATACCAAGTTGTCGGCGACTTGACTTATATGGGCGAAGACAGAATGCGTCACATGATAACGAGGAAAGATGTTAACCCTCTTCACACAGGTTCAGATACAGAATATCATGGACTTGAAGATATTTGTGTGATAGAGCCCCCAATAGAAGGAATTGTTCCGAGATACTCATCTGACGAGATACAGAGCGATAAATATTCTCCAATCCCGACTCCGCAGTTGTATCATAATCCTTATAGTGATGAATATAAAGAATCACAAGGGTGGATAAATAGAAAACCAATAATTTCTGGACAAAAGGCGACTTATAATGATTATGATTCATTCTCTGAAGAGATTCGTCTTGCAGCACAAAACTACGGACTTGTATCTGAATTTAGAATCTCGGAACACATGGACAAATATATTCTCGAAAACGGCGGCAACTTTCGAGCAAAGAATTACGACTTTTTAACTCTTGATGGTGCGAGTCATGATGGGGAATTCCATACTCTTTCGAGCGGAACGGCAGTGAAGGAGACTTCTTCATTTTATTCATTAAGGAGAGGTGATGCTTCTTTCGAGGTAACTGATTATCCAACATCATTAATTGACGCCCAATCGTCTTATATAAGGAATAATGCTGATGGCTTTTTTGGATGGAACGATATATTCTCTCCTTCTGGCGGTAGCAAGTTTTCAAGTACTTTTGACGTTTCAAACAGCATTAATACTTCTATAGACATAGAAAAGGGGCAAATCCCAGGAACAAACGAAATATTGCCGTATGCTTCGGGAATAAATGCAGCAGGTAAATTTAATTTAGAGCCAGATAATGACACGGACTACCTTTTACTTTCAGTAAATCAATTTGATTCAGACTCAACTTCAACCAGAAGAATAGATTATACGGATGCCATAACTTTATCTATTTGGGTTCAGCCTGAAGAAAACGAAGAAGAATATAATATGATATTAGCTGATACAAACATGAACTCCCAGAGCGGCTTTGATAAAAACTTTATTCTTTATTCTAAATTTAATAGCCCAGGAAGTATTTCGAGATACCAAAACTTAGGGCTTACATTGGTATTTAGTGATGATACTAGCGACATAGAGTCTTTAGACAGTGGCGTTTTTGCCTTTTTTGAACCAGACGGAACATCGGCAAATCTCACTCAATCGGTGTTTAATCATATAGCAATTCAGTTCGTGCCCCCCGTAAGTGATAATACACCTTATTTTGTTAAATTGTGGTTGAACGGGCGTCAAATGTATGGAATGCACCTTATAGATACTTTGACTGCAAACCCCAGAGGAGGCAACAACCCATCCAGAAGAGCGTATAGTCCCTGTCCAGTTGGGCTTTACCAAAATGGTTCATCACCTTGGGGCGATACTTCAGCAAATTCAGACATTAAGAAAATTGGAAATAATATAGGCGTTTCGAGCGACGGCACCTTGAGTGAAAATGACAAAAACATGCAGGCAATATCATTGGGAATGATAACTCACGACTTTAATGGACAACCAGCGGTTTCTCATAAGCTGATTGGATTAGCAGACGAGCTTGTTCTTTTTAAGGGACTTTTACCATCCGATTCGATTGAAAGAATATATAATAACGGAAAGCCAAATAATGTTGGTGAATTGCACGCAAATGGATTTATAGGCGACAATACTCTAGATGGCAACACCGATTCGGGACAATTTGATTTATATACTTCTACCGTAACGTTTAGTCAAGATTTTGAAGGTAATGACATAGTTATCGGCGCTGTTCCTGACGGTTTTACTACAAACTCGCCAAATGTAGGACAAGCACTTGATGCCAGCAACAACCCTATTGGTCCTTCTGTTATAAAAAGTTCATCAGGCGCATCGAACCAGTTGTTTGCCTTGAACGGTAACCTTGAAGAAATCACCGATGGCAGCGAAAACGAACCTAATAATACTAGGTTCAGATGGATTCAAAGGACACTCACCAAGGAAGAATGGGGCTATAATATAGTTTCTATATCTTTCAGGGTTCATGAGGGAACAGGCGCAGGCGATGTCTATAATCTTGATAGCCCTGAGCAATCAGAAGATCTTCATTTTCAATATAAATTTACAAAAGACACAAAGTGGGAAGATTTAAAGATATACAGTGCTACAACTTCTGGTCAGGACTTATCTGAAGAACAGTTGGTTAGAATTGAAAATCCCAATTTCCAAGAGATTGAAATTAGATGGGTAGCTTTCTCAGGCGACACCGCCAACCACCTCAACGATCACTGGGCAATAGATGATATTAAGATTTCTACACCTCCAAAGGGTGTAAAATTTCTCAACATCGGCACTGAGCCTGAAAGTCCATTATACACTTTTACAGATAACTATAGTGTTGAGATTCAGTCGCAGATGAAGACTATTCTACCAGTTTGGCAAAGAATCGGAGTTGCTTCTTACGATACAGTGAGGACAAGTTATAATGAATGGAATGATGAATTTTTTAATTCATACGTTCATACAGATAATCTTACTTTTATTGAGAAAGCTGATGATAAGCATGACAGTTTGAGCGTAGACACAAAATCTTT